GCCCTTATATTTTAGAACCAAACGGAACAAACATTACAAGTATCGTTGCGATGATGGAACAACATATTCAAGCATTCTTGCGTATGACACACTTAGGTGCTATTATGGCAGCTAAAGGTCTATCTATCAAGTCCGGTATTGCGTTATCAACAGAGTTCGAAATGTTAAACACAAGATTAGCAGACAAGTCAGCTAAACTTGAACAAGCAGAGTACAACATGTGGGAACTGTTCTACAAGTGGAGTTCATTGAAAATGGATCCAGACTTTACGGTTATGTACAAGAAAACATTTGACTTGCGTGATGAACACGCAGACCTATCACTGTTAAATCAAGCTCTACAAGTAGGTGTTAACAGTGAAACATTTAATAAAGAAATACACAAGCAGATTGCTCGTATCGTTATAGAGAACGGTGATAAACTTGACGATATCATGGCAGAGATAGATGGTGAAGCGTTAGAACATCCTACTGTAACTGAGGAAACTAAACAACCACATATTGAAGCAATGATTATGGAAGGTATGACAGATAAACAAATGTTAGACCTACATCCTGAACTATCACAAGCAGATTTAGATGAAGCAAAAACTAAACTATTGGAGGACAACTAAGATGGCTAAAAAACCTTATAAAAAGAAAAAGAAACCATATGGGAGTAAGAAATGATTAAAGCAGAATACAAACTCAATGGTGTAACAGTAGCTTGGGTAAAGTTTGACGAAAACAGCGACTTTGCAAAGACTATAGAAGAAAACGCACCAGCAAAATGGGATGAATGTGTATGGGATCGTGGATCTGTGAAACCTACACTAAAAGATATAAGAAAAAAGATAAAAAACAAGTCTGTGAGTAAGAAACTTGCAGATGAGTTTGAAGAACTTAATCTGGATACCGACGAAGATAACCCGATTGAGGAATAAGCTAAATACATATATATAGAAGAACATACTGAATGTATGTTCTTTATCGATAAGGAACAACAATGGAGATTAAAACTATGACCGAACAGAGTGTAACTTCGGGTGATGTAAATGGAGCAGATACTGGTACTGACATTAATACTACATCGGAGAACAATCAAATGAACCAGGAAGAACGTAACTTCACACAGCAAGACGTAGATAAAATCGTTCAAGCAAGATTAGAGAAATACAAAAAGCGTTTCTCCGATATTGACTTAAATGAGTATAAAAATCTAAAGACGGCTGAGGAAGAGCGTGAAATAGAGGCGATGAAAAAGCGTGAGGAGTTCGATACTATACTATCTCAACAAAAGAACAAGTATAGTGAAGAAATCAGCACACTTCGAAATCAGCTAACCGGTCTTAAAGTAGACGGTACACTGTTAGATGTTGCATCAAAAAGAAACGCAGTATCACCAGAACAAGTATCAGCATTACTTAAAGACAAAGTAGGGTTAGATGAAACAGGTCGTCCAGTTGTATTTGACGAAAATAAATCCGTCATATATGACCCTGAAACAGCGGAACCTAAATCGTTGGAGTCTTTAGTTAATGAGTTTTTGGATAGTAATCCACATTTCATTCGCTCTGGCCCAAGTGGTGTAGCAAGTAATGGAGCAACTGGTAATCAAGTTGCCGGACAAGCTACAAAACAAGATTTAAGTTCACTTGATTTAACAAACCCAGCCGACCGTCAACTCTACAAACAGTGGAAAGCGGAAGGCAAGATATAGTATAATAAAGGAGATTAGCAATGGCTAATGAATATCTATCAGGCTTCTCTTTAGAAGGCCTCGTAACACCAACTAAGGCATCTACGATTTATACCGCACAAGAACAAAGTTTATTCTTGTCAGGACAAATCGTGCCAATCGTAAACGTACCAGCAGGCTCACAGTCAGCACAAGTACCATTACTTTCATCTGTAACAGCAACAACTGTATCAGACGACAGTGCAAACTCTGACATCGCGGCAGCAGTTATCACTGATGCAACAACAACAATCCCAGTAAATCTATTCGCGGCACGTTCAGTTGTCCGTGACTTAGGTGGCATCGACCCAGCAGAACTTGGTCGTGTATTAGGAAACGCAGTAGCAACAGCTTTCGATACAGCAGTTATGACAGACATGGCAGCTAACTTGACAGCATCAACTACGGACTCTGTTCCAATGACTGGTAACTCAATCTTTGACGCAGTAGCACAAATCCGTGGCGCAGGCGAAATGGGCAACCTATACGGTATCCTATCACCAGCAGAAGCATCTAACTTAATGAAAAACTTGTTTGCAAACGGTAACGTTGCAGGCGGTGACTTCCAAACAGAAGCATTAAGAAATGGTTATGTTGGCACATACGCTGGCGTACAAATGTTCCAATCTGCTCTTGTTCCAGCGGCACACTCAGGATTTATCTTTGGTGCAGACGCGGCAAGATTAGCTATGCAGAAAAACGTAGACATCGAGGTTCAACGTAGGGCTGCCGCAGTTGGGTTTGATGTTGTGGCCAGCATTCATGGTGGCGCTAAAGTTGTAGACGCAACACGTGGTATTCAGTTAATCAACGTATAATATTAACAGTTAGGAGAGCAAGATGGCATATGCAACAGATGAAGACTTAGTAGCAATAGTTCCAGATATCTTTGAACACGGTGTTGAAAGTTTCACGGAAGAACTTAATCGTTCAGAAGATGACGTTCAAAGACGCATTAAAACAGAATGGTGGATGTTAACTCACACACCAGAAAGTTTTGACGCAACTAAACTCAAAGCAACGGAACATAAGCGTACTACAGTTTATCATGCGTTAGCGTATTACATCTTGCCTCGTTTATCTAACTTCCAAGAAAATGATACTTTCCAAAATCAAATGTCATTCTATCGTGACCGTTATTCCGAAGAGTTCAAGGCAGTTTTAGCCGCGGGCATATCTTATGACGACAACGGTGATGGAGCATATGATACATCAGAAGTAGATTATATGAAAACCGAAAGGCTATACCGATAATGGCAAGCATTCGCAAAGATATAATCAACGATGTTGTAACACAGCTTAAGACGATATCGACACCAAGAATAGGTAAAGTATCAGAGAAGCCCAGTGATTTCACAAGGTTAGCCAGAACAGCATACCCACTTGTACAAGTGAATGTTGAAAGTGAGAGTAAAGAAGACATAGCAATGGAGTGGCGTTTAGCTACACTTGAACTTGATATCATTACACACTTAGATGGTAAAGCCAAGACTGAGAAAACTGAGGAACAACTTTCTGAGATAGTAGAAGCTATTGAAGAAAAACTGGAAGTGGATAGAACACGAGGCGGTAAAGCTCAAACAACAGAAGTATTAGATGTTGGTGATATTCAGACAACTGACTATCCAACTGTAAGTCAAACAATAAGAGTAGGTATTCAATATACCTATTCTAAAGGTAACACATAATAAAAGGAGACCAGAAATGGCTAATAAAATCTTTTCAGGTTCTGAAGGTGCTGTCTATGTAGGATCAACTGCCGTAGCGTCAATCCGTTCTTTCTCAATAGAAGAAACACAGGAAACAATCGATGCGACAACGATGAATACATCAGGCGTAGCTTTTAGAACAAACAAACCAACGTTCAAGTCTTGGTCAGGCACAGTAGATGTGTTCTGGACAATCGATGATGCGAACTCTTCGGACAACTTCAGTGGTGACCCGCAACTTACTCATATTGAGCAAGGCGGACCAACACCAGGAGATGCCGCAGGCGCAACAGGTGACGAGAACCATTTTGGTATACTACAACCAGGTAGCACAGAAGTAGAACTACACTTCTGGCCATCAGGCGATAGTACTGGTGAGCTTGGTTATCAGGGTAAGTGTCTAATCACAAGCAGAAGTATCTCAACTTCGGTTGACGGTATGATTGAAGCATCTGTCACAGTAACAGGTACTGCACCGATTAGAACTGAAACTGGTGGCTATACAGGCGCAGCCTCATAACCATGATTAAGACCGGTGGATCAAAAGGCGGACTTAGAACTAAGAACGCAAACTTTATGGGAGAAGTAACATCAGATGTTATGGACAATCTTATGAAGGATGCGAAGAAAATAGTTCAAAAGGAAACCCCAAAAGACACCGGTCTTGCACGCCGTTCTTGGCGATTAAAGAATGAGAGAAAACTTTCGAATAAGGTTCCATATATCTTAGAACTTGAAGATGGACATTCCACAAAAGCAAGAGACGGAATATCAGAACCTTCTTTGAAAAAAATCAAATCAAAGTACAAAAAAGGAACATATGATGAATAACAAAGATTTAATGGGTAAAATCCGTAACCACTATGCTGAAACAGTAAGTGGTTCAATGAAAGAAATCGAAGTACCAGAATGGGATACAACATTCTATTATAAAAAAGGCACAAACTTTCAACAAGAAGCAAAAGTTATGGAACTACAAAACAGTGGTAAAACAGCAGAAGCTCTTGTTCAAGTTATGGTTAATAGATTACTTGACAGCGACGGTAAGCGTGTATTTAACGAACACAATAAAGGTGAGTTAATGAAAGCGGCAGACCCTAAACTATTATTACAAATCGTCAGCCAGATTAACGATGACGATGAACCAGTATCTGTGGAGAAAGCGGAAAAAAACTCGTAACAGATCCATATGTATGGACATTGCATTACATAGCATATAAAACGGGATATACTATGGATCATATGATGAAAATGTCTGAGAGTGAGATTGCATATTGGGTCGCTTTCTTAAAAGATATAAACAAAAAAGAGAATGAAGCACCGAAGCCGAAACCACAACCGAGGCGATTGCGTTAAATAGGAGTTAAGATGGCAAAGAACACATATGAGTTAATATTTGAAGCAGTAGACAATACCAGTAAAAGCGTAAAGCGTATTGAAAGTAGCGTTGAAAGACTTAACCAGAAAACTAAAAACGCAAACTCAGCCTTAAGTAAAATAGGTACTATAGGTGGTAAGGTAGCGGGAACATTAGGAAAACTTGCATTAGCGGGAACAGCCGCCGCTGGTGCATTTGCATTCTTAGCCAAAAAGAACTTAGATGCCATCGATGCTTTAGGTAAACAAGCAACTAAACTTGGTGTATCAACTAAGTTTTTAAGTTTGTATAGCGAAGTTGCCAGAGAAGCTGGACTATCACAGGAAGGATATGTTGTAGGTGTACAAAGATTTATAAGAAGGGTAGGTGAAGCACAAAAGGGTGTAGGTACTCTGATTAAACCATTACAAGAACTTGGTATTTCATTAAAAGATAATAATGGTAACTTCAAAGCTGGAGAAGAAGTATTTAAAGAATATATTGCCTCTCTTGGTGGAGTAGAAGATGGTGCAAGAAGACTTGCTCTTGGTTTCGCAGGTTTCGACAGTGAAGGTACAGCATTTGTTAACATTGCCGAAATGGGTTCTAAAGCTATACAACAGATTATTAAAGATGCCCAACTTGCAGGTATGGCATTCGATGAAGATTTTGTAAGAGGTGCAGAAAGAGCCAACGATGCGATTGTAAGATTTACTCGTAGAGCAAGAAGTGGCTTTGCTAACTTCTTTGTAGCATTAGCTCCTGGTATTGAGGAGCTTGCAAATAATCTAACACAAGCTATAGACGAAGCAATAGCAGGTGCGGGAGGCATGGAAGCATTCTCACGTAGATTAGCCGCTGACTTTATAAGAGCAGGTGCAGACCTTATTACATCTATTGCAAGTATATTCGATGGCTTTATACAAGGGTTCAACGCAACTACAAATGTATTAAAACAGGTAATCGTAAGCATATCAAAGATACCAGGAGCAGGCTTTGACGCCGAGTTCGGTTCAAACGGTATTTCAGAAAAACGAGCATTACTTGAAAAAGAACTTCAAGTATTAAAAGAACGAAAGAAAGTATTAGAAGCATCAAGCGACACAGGAAAAGGTAACGATATTCTTGTTCCAGATTTCTTTAGCGATGCACCATCAAAACTTGACGGTGGTGAGAAAGGTAGCACCAAAGTTGGTCTTCTCAACAAAGAAATAGCAGAACTTATAGAACAGTTAAATATTGTCGATAATACTATTGTATTTGAAAGACAAACAAATGCCGCAAGTGGGATGGCAGAAAAAGTAGCAACAACTACAAGTAGACTACATGAAATGGCAAATGAACTTGACGCAAGTGCCGATGCCGCGGCAAGAGAAGCAGAGATTAGAAGAAAGTACCCTTATGATGTACATGCAGACGCTATTACAAGATTAACACTTGCCAAGAAAGAAATGACAGCTGCCACAGAAGCTGGCACACAAGCAGACGAAATAGATTTAACTACTTTCTTATCTAAGTCACAAGTTATGGAGTTAGCTAAAGAAAAGTATAGCGAGATGACAAACTCGTTAACAAAAACACAAAACGAACAGCGTATTCTTAACGCTACCTTAATGATAGCAAGAACACGTTTCCAAGAAGGTGGTATGGCAGTCGCATATTATGATGATATGTTAGACCATTTAGGTCAAACTACAAATGACTATTCTGATTATACAATGGACTTTAACAAGCGTCTAAATGAAAACACTATGCTTGAAATCAATCGTGTTAAGATGTTGCGTGATGTTAATAGACGTATTGAAGAAGGTACTCTAACAGGGTATCGTGCCGAAGTAGCTTTAAGAATGTTAGGTGAAGCAACACAAGACCTAAATACTAAAACAACTGATACAGTACAAACATACGCAGAGTTCACAGCAGAACTTGAAAAAGTTGCAAAGAATACAGTAAGAACCGAAGGGTTCCAAAGAAGATACTTAAGTGTATTAGAAGATATTAAAAAAGAAACAGGGTCACTATCAGAAGTTCAACAAGAACAATATGACCAACTCAAATCAGCATTAGAAGAAACAGAAAAAGAAGGCTTCTCACTCGCAGGATCTATTAAAGATGCGATGGGCAGTGCCGTCTCAAGTATAAGTGGTGCAATGGCAGACATGTTATTAGGTATGGGTAATGGCTTTGAAAGTCTGCAAGATATAGCCTTAAACGCAGTTAGAAGCATCATAGCCGCTCTTATAGAAGCACAAATACAAAAAGCTATCTTAGGTAGTGGTATGGGTATGAGTGGTGGTATCGGTAGTATACTTGGATTGGGTGCAAGTGCAATACCAGGATTAGGATTGCTTGTAGGCGCAGGTGCCCTATTAGGTGGTCTGTTTGCAGAAGGTGGTAATGTTCCATCAGGTCGTAAGCCTATCATTGTAGGTGAACGTGGGCCAGAACTATTCTTGCCAGGACGTTCAGGTCAAGTTGTAGCAAACCACGATGTAGCAGATGTAACCAGTGGAGAGAACTTAACAGTTAACTTCAACATAAGCGCCATCGATACACAAAGTGGAACAGAGTTCCTTGTACAAAATAAACGAGTTATAACCGGCGTTGTCCAAGATGCATTCCGTAGAAGGGCGCAATCAGGGCCGTTAGGTTAAATAGGAGAAATAAAAGATGGCTTATACATTCGAACATTATAGCAGAACATATCAGCATACACAAAAAGCAAACTTTAGTTCATCGGCAATACAAGCAAGATACCCCTTTATATGTTCACGTGATGCGTTGTATAACGCTATACTTAAAAGTGGCGTTGTCTCAAGTTCACAGCGTAACCCAAACAGTTATACAGTAAAACAAATAACAGATAAGATTGTAGCACACTGGGATGATGTTATGTATGACGAGTGGACAAATAGTTCTCCATTATCGTCACCAACCGCTTTTTCACATGTACTACCTTATTACAAATGGGATCAAGCAAAGTTCTGGAGTGATAGCGGAACATATTATATTGCTTGGACAAACAATACTACAAATAACAGAACAGCAGAACAAGTATATGCTGATACAGATGTTATTCTACTACCAAGCAAACAGTATTTTATAGATACTAAAAACTACCAACAAAAGCCTTTCTTGGGTTTAGATACAAAAGGTTCTGTTAAAGGATCTGGCGATAGCTACACCTTAATCGGTACAGATGATTATGGTAATGAACTCACAGTCGATGGAGACAGACGAGTAACAGCGATTACAAACCCATCAAGTGGAACACACGATGATACATCAAGTGTAACTGGATTAAGTGGAGATATATTTGTCTCGCAACCGCTTGTCATATATGATTATCAATATTACCACGATGACTTAAATGTTAATGGTTCAGTATTCGATGTTAATCCCGCATATGCAGGTGCTGATACGATTTCAACATCTACTAAATGGTTTGATTTAAGAAACGCAAAGTTTTCAGTAACTACAAGTGGTGGTGTTGTAACAGCGATTGCCAATGTAGCAAGAAACGATGGTGATGGTACAAGTATAAGTGGTGGTTGGGGTTATAGCACAGACAATGATTACCAAGAGTTATACTTTATAGATAAGATCCCACAAACTACAGCACAGATTAGACCAAGAGTATTATTCAGAACAGAT